CCAACAGAGTCTCCATTTTCTAAAATGAAAGTACCTTTTAAGGTAAGAGTAGAAGCACTTGCATCCCATTTGAATTTATCCTTTAAAGAAAAATCTCCTCCACTATCTAAATAAAATGCAGTATTGGAATTATAATAAGTCCCAGTTCCTACATAAAGTTTATTAGATGACATCTTTATGCCACCAATTTCACCACTACTAGCATAAATATGACCCTTCAAATAGACGCTATCTGAATATAGTCCATACAACTCGCTTTGACTCCCACTTAAACCTGCGTTTGAATCTGTAATACCATCAAGTTTACCTAGCCTTACTTTAGGAGTAGAGCCAGTCCAATCAGAATAAGAATCTATATCTGATTTAATGTCAATATAAGGAGAATTACTATCATCTGAAGTAAGATATATTATTCCTTGCCTAGCAGAATTGCTTGTATTACCAATCCTTACAAAATCATCACCTTCTGATGGAAAAGAAGTATTATTATACCCTCCATTCTCAACAGTAACAGTCTTCCCACTTACACTTGCAACCTTGTATACCAACTTCTTAATGACGTTTGTAGCTCCCCCAGCAGCGTCTTTAGCAACTAAAGAGCCAGGATTAACCCTTTGCATCATAATTAAGTCATTCGCTGCAAATGGGCATAAATTATTATCACTTGGGTCTTCAAACGTTATTGTACCATCATCATCACTAGCACTCAAACCACTAGCACTCTCTACTTTAGCCGCTGAAGAAACAAATATAGCCCCATTTGTAGCCCTAACTTGTTGTATTAATAACTCATATACAGATAAAGTACCTCTAATTAACATATTGTTAGTTTCGAAATTATACTCATTACCACTTTTAGACATTTTCCAACCTGTCCCTACAAACCCACTTGCGAATGTAGAAGTACCTATTTCACCATTAGAATAGTTAGGGTTACTATATTCACCAAGAGTCATATTAGAAAATTGAGGACTAGAGGTCGATGTTAAATGTTGCCCTGTATTAAACGTAAGTTGTGTATCTCCAATAGAATCATTGACTATACTTAAAGCAGATGTACTTCCTTCACCCTGAGTGTGGCTAACAGCAACTTGACTATTGCCTGTTGTATTAACCATATAATTACCAACGGTATGATTGCCTAGCGTAATTAGATTATCTAAAGTTGACTGACCAGTCCCCCCATCTGCAACCGCTAAATCCGTTATGCCATTTATAGTACCACCATTAATATCAATATTGCTAAAAGTAGGTTGACCTGAAAAAGTATGATTAGCACTTACTGTCCTTGAGGTCGTATTATGAACGTAATGAGTATGGTCATCTTCTGCTAAATTCGTCAAGCTACTATGAGAACTTCCAGCAAATGATGTCCCTGAAGATGCTGTATCTGATGCACTAACGCCTGCAGCTACTGAGACAGATGATGCAATCTTATCTCCTTTACTTGTACTAGATTGAGATAAGCCCATCTCTTTCCACCCAGTGTCATCTCTAACTAAATGAACTAAACCTTTCCCAGGAATTTTTCTAAATTGCTGAGTCCCAACTCTACCTTCACTAGAAGAGGGGTTTCCTCTATCTAAAGTGGGGGTTTCAGCTTGTTCATGTCTAGACCTTCTTGTTTGTTTCGATATAGGCATTACTTCATTGGTTTTTCTCTATAAACAATTGTTATGTCATTTATTTCAAAATCAGAGGGAACTTCAGGTGACACTACGATATTATCCCATTCATGATAATCTCCATCTGCATCGTCACCTTCAACTTGGTAAAGATATATACGCTGAGTAGTGGCGACTGCTGTAAAGGTAAAATTTGCACTAGTGTCGGTAGTCATCGTTCCAGTGCCACCTTGATATGTGCCAGTAGATAATGCATCTGTTTTGCCAACAGAAACTTTTGCACCCTGGTCGGTGCCAGAAATAAAATCAGCTTTTAATCTGTATTTTGCCCCCACAATCGCTGTGAAGTCAAAGTATCCAATTGCGTTTCCAGATGAACTATCAGAAGCAATCCTTAATTTTTGGCTATTTACACTTAATGTAGACCTAATAGCTGTCCACCCTGTAGTATTTGTATCAAAAGTTCCATTTGTTACAAGATTTGAAGACTTAAAATGCAATTGAACAGAGTAAATATTATTAATAGAGGATGAAGGAGTTAATTCAGCTTGTTCCCATACTCCCGATGTCGTTACTAAACCATCGCTTCCATAACAAGAAGTAGAAGTTCCTGCAAATTTAGAAGAAGTAGATACTTCCTCTCCTATCGCATTTGCTAGTGTTAAGTCTTGACCATTAGTCCCATAATAAACTTTTAAATTAGATACGCCACTAGATTTATATGTTAAATAAAACTTAAAACATTTTTTTCTAGAAGCAGGATTCCCAAAAGTAAAATCTTTAGTTAATATATTAACTGCATTGCTAGGTGATGAAGAATCATCCCATTTTCTTAAATTGTCAGCTGTTGTAGTTGTAAAATACTTTACTTCTTCATCTATATCTAATATAAAGTTAGATTTTGATGCTTCAAATTTATCAGTAGACCTTGTCCAACTTTTTGTAAAAAAAGAATATTCATAAACATCTGTCCCATTTGTATTACCTGTCACAAGTATCTTCTTTTTTAAAGGCAAGTATGTAACATCAGTACTATTTGTAATATGAGTTTGCCATTCAGTCTCTAATATTTTACCTTGAGTTAGGTCATTAACTCTTTCACCATCATAAAGAAAACATCCATTTTCATTAGCCCATGCAATACCTATATCTGCCACAGTGCTTGCAGATTGATGAGTAAGCCCTTTCCCATAAAAAGTATCTTCTAAAAACTCTGCATCTCTTGTAGCGTTTATTAGGTACATAACATTTTTCTTAAATTGCAATATTCTATCTGCGTATGATTCTAATTTTATAATAGTATCGCCATCATTTTTTACAACATCAATAGATTTCCCTTCAGATGGGAAAACATCAAAGTTATTAGCATTTGTTTTTATCATTTTATCGCCATATTGTTTACCGTCTTGATAAATATTCCCAATGTAAGTTCTTCTATTTAAAACAGTTGCGGTGGAATACTGCGCAATATTGCTTGTAACATTTGGACTAAACCCATTCATAGCTTCATAAGACTCTAACAATGGAAGCCCATCGGTCTTTATAGTGCTAGAAACATATTGCTCAGCTGTACTGCTACCTGTCTTTGCAAATCTATCTGAGGTTGGGTATTCAGATTCCCAAGCCCCCTTTAAACCTTTTGTGTAACTTAATTGTGCAATTCTATAGGGGATACCATCGTCATCCATATAGAGATTAGCACCAGTAATTCTATTGTTGCCTGCGCTATAAACAGCAGGGTCTACTGAAGCAACTATCCCTATCTTGTATGAAGATGTAGAATCAGAAAAAATTATTTCTTGAGAAGTTCCTCCTCCAAAATCATGCAATAAGCTTTCATTTTGCGTATCATCATAAGTGTAGCTCATTAAAAACTTTTGCTTACCAACAGTAGTAACTCCAATTAAATTAGTATCCCCAACACGCATATCAGATAATTGAATTAAATCAAACCCAGGGATGTCTCTATATTTAGTATATGGCTGAGGCGTACTAGTAGATGTATCGTTCCCATAAATACTGCCAGTTCTAGTCCATGTAAGATTCATTTCTATATCCATCTTTTGAGGAGCAAAAGTATCGCCAATATCAGTTTCATATGCTTCATCGTAAGGAAATTCAATAATATGCCAATTACCAGGAGGGGTTGTTGAATCTGTGAACTGAGTATGGTCAATTCTAAATTTTATAAAATCATTTCCACTATTTTCTTTAAATGTTATATATGCATCTTGTATTGTTAAAGAAAGCGAAGCAGAGTCAGAAAAAGCTTTAGTGTGAGTGCCTAACCAATATTGTCTATTTTCTTCGCCAGGAAGCCTTACAGCTATATATAAAGATTGACCTGTCCCAAATGTCTTTGGGCTACTAGTATTAAAAGCTTGTTGTCCAGTCCATGTAAATTTATGACTATGGTCATCATTCTCACCGTGCATAGCTATTCCAAGAACATGATAGTAACTACTACCATATCCATCATTCCCCCTTCTTGAAGTTTGCCAATGTTCAGGGCTCATAGTTGTTTCACTATCCCCCTGGTCATAAGTCAAATTTTTTGTAGTACTATAAAGATTATTAAAACTATCATTACTCCCAACATCTGTAGTACCTGCTCCGTCTGCTTGCTCTAAGCTAACAAAATTATATACTGAATCTTCAGGGACTAAATTCTTTACATTCCAATGAATAGAAGCATCTGCAATAGCAACATATTCTGCGCTAGTAATTGTCCCAGTAGTTGGCTTTTCTAGTTCTTGCTTTTCTCTTTTCCATCCTGAAGCAGCTATAACAGCTCCACTATCAGGGAACAAGTCTCTTTTTATTGCACCAATCCATTGTGGGGCGTTAAGCGTTCTAGCATTACCATTTGCTTTTTTAAGAGAATGATTTGAATCTGATATTCTTAATGCACCATCAACATAATAAAAAATAGGTTTTGCCTCATCAGCTGCTCCCCAATCATCGGTAGAATCGCTAAGGTCTAAAACATCAGCTACAGTCGCCCATGCAGCATTACTAGCACCAGCGTCATTAAGATTTGGAAGCCAATATAATTTACCAAGAGTGTCATCCCATGCAATTATATAATCTGTATCTTGGGTAATAGAAGTCGCAGATATGCCAGATGAAAAATCAGAAGAAAACCTAAATAGTGAATGACCATCTTCTAGCGTATCCATAGCAGGCATACTTGTAGTAGTAATAGTAGACGGTGCCCCTGACATTGTTACTCTTCCAACGTCATCAACCGAAGCATTGTCACATAAAGCTAAACTGTCGTCAGCTATGTCTCTAGAATTTGTTTTAGTGTTTAAACCATTATGAAATGAATTTAAAGCTAAGTGTTGTTTCCCTGCCATTTAATCACTTCTTGTCTTTTCTTTTATCTGCTTTCTCTAGGAAGTGTGCTGTAGTACCAGCTCCTCCTTCTGTATTATAGTAAGTCTTCCAATATGCTGCCATTCCATTTAAGTCTCCAGGTAGCCTTTTTGGGACTCTCCAATACTTTAATCTACAAAATACGATTCCAGCTACAATA